AGATCATGGCACATTTGATGTCACTGATATAACTTTTAAAGCAAGGCGCGAACTCCACAGATTAGAAATTAAATCAGTAGGACTGGATGGTTCAGTAGATACTGCAAAATTCTTTGATGTGATTGATTGGGTATTACATTATGCATTTACTGATCCAGAAACAGAACTAGCTAAGTTAGATGACAATACGATTGATGAAGTATTAATGCAAATATACAATCAATATAAAGAGCCGTCTAAAAAAAAGTAATATTACATCGAGTTGCTACTTGGATGTTTTATAAACAACAACCATCACGCAACTTGGTGTTTCCATACAAAGCACAGTCACCAACACTAAAAAAAACCATTACTTACACAGAAGATGAACTGTGGAAAGAAGTGGATCGTGTGTTAGCTGAAGATATAGAAGGCAAATTCACTCCAGGAGCTAGTCTTTATTATAATTTAGTATTATGTGCTGACTCTACATACTTTTGTAATGCAGAGACTCATTTTGCATTAGAAGAGTATATGAGTATGAAACGATTTAATCTTCCATTAGCAAAAACAATAGATGATGCTGAATATGAGCGTGTAGTCATCTTTTCTGCTATTGATGAAGAGTATAATGCACTTATAAAAGAAGAAGCGAAAAAATCTAATGGCTGAAAAGAAATTTATTATTGAGGTAAGAAGTAAAGGTTTTGGCAAAGCCAATGCCGATATGGATAAACTTGCTAAAAAAACTAAGAATTATAGTGATGAAACAGAGCGAGTACGAGGTAGAACAAAAGGCTTTATCGCACAGCTTGGTTCATTAAGAAATAAGATTTTAGTGTACACTTTTGCTGTAGGTGGAGCAGCAGCAGCCATGAACAAGTTTATCCAAGCTGCATCTGGATTTCAAGATGTGCAAACTAGATTGGTTGGTTTAACTGGTAGTGTAGAAGGTGCAAAAGAAGCATTCGATGCATTTAACCAAATTGCAGCCACTACACCATTTGCACTGCAAGATGTGGTCAATGCTGGTGCGCAGTTGGAAGCGTTTGGTGTAGACTCTAAAGCAACTCTTAGTGCAGTAACTGACTTGGCTGCATTTATGGGTACTACTGCAACCGAAGCAGCAAGCTCACTTGGTCGTGCCTTTGCCGGTGGTGCTGGAGCTGCCGATATCCTTAGAGAACGTGGTATTCTACAACTTATTAAAGATTCTCAAGGCATTACAGATTTAACCAAACTGACTTTGCCGGAATTTAGAAAAGCATTATTAAGCGCAATGGTTGATCCGGTAGCCGGTATACAAGGCAGTAGTAAAAGACTAGCTCAAACATTTACTGGCGCAGTCTCCAATATGAATGATGCTATCACCAGGTTTGCAGCAATGATTGGTGATTTAATGATTCCATCTATGACTAAAACTGTGCAATCGATAGAAAAGTTTTTTAGAGCATTAGATTTAAAACGATTAGCTGAGTTAGCTACTGCATTTGGCGTAGTAACTAGTGCTATTGTTTTATCAAGAATTGAAATGAAAAAATTATTGACAGTTACTACTGTATTAGGTGGAAAATGGATGCTTCTTGTAAAAGCAATTGGTGCATTAACAGGAGCAATTGCAATTGATAAACTATTACAAGCATCTGATGCATTTTCTTCATTAAGTACAAATGTAAATACTCTTACTCACAATACAAATCAAGGAACTAACGCATATCAACGCTATATCAATTCATTACAAAATACAACTATTGCGCTAGGATTAACAACAGACGAACAAGATAGAATCAATCAAATGCATATGGATACTGTGTTGCTTACTATGCAATTGAACGATGTAGATGAAAAACGTATTCGTATTGCACAAACGATTTTTCGTGCAGAACAGAATCTTAGTGACGCAATGAAAACTAAAATAAAATTTGATCGTGAAGCAGCAGTGCTTGGTCAAGTAAAAATTGATCTATCCAATGCGACTACAGAAGCAGAAATTCAGGAAGCACAGGCAGTAATGAGATTAGTACAAGCACAAGTAGATAATATCGAACAAGGCAAAGAGGTTATTACTACATCGAATTCATTAGCTAATTCTCTCAACCATGTGGCTGGTGCAATGCGTCAGTTAAAAGATGGCAGTCTAGATAGTACAGAAGCGTTTAGTTTATTTTTAAGCACTGCTAGTGCTATTGTTGGCGCATCAAATCCAATTGCTGGAGCAATATTAGGTGTTGGATCATCATTTGTAGGTCACACTGGTGGATTAGTACGTAATAACGGAATACAGCGTTTTGCACAAGGTGGTCAGGTGCAAGGCCAGGATAATGTGCCAATCCTTGCCCAAGCTGGTGAATTTATTATGCGTAAAGAAGCAGTACAAAATATTGGTTTGCAAAATCTTGCTGAAATGAATAGGTCTAGCTCTCGTTCTGGTACAGTTACTGTAAATATACAAGGTAACATGATCGGTAATGATGAGTTTGTGAGAGATAATTTGATACCGAGCTTACAGCAAGTGTCTAATCAAAATTTAGCATAATATGGCTATTTCTAACGCTCCAACATCACCAGATATTAATGAAAATTGGTTATTTCAGTTTACGGCTGATAACCAAACATGTTTAGAGTTTCATCCAGAAAGTGGTGCTGGTAATAATGATGGCAGCTATATTGATTGTGGAAATGCATTAGCAAATATTTCACCAATAGTAAATTTTACAATTGAGTTTTGGATCAAAGCAGATGATGTAACATCGGTTGATTTTCCAATAGTATCAAAAACGGCTAATACTGAAGATGAAGATGATAACGATTCATTTGTAATAAAACAATCGAATGATGACATTTTTATTCAGTATGAATATGGAAGCGGTAGCAATGTAACAAGAACAACAAGCTCTGTAGCATTAGCAATAAATACTTGGACTCACATTTCAGTAGTCCGGAGTGCTGTAACAGATGATATCAAAGTGTATAAAAATGGAGCATTAGCAGAAACAGAATCAGATTCTACGACAGATGAAGATCCGACTGGCGCAGATAGTAGTGATCAAAGATTATATATTGGTGCAAATTTTGCCAAAACTAAATTTTATGATGGTGAATTAGCGCATGTCAGAGTGTGGAATATAGCAAGAGACGCACTATCAATTTCCAAGACATATAACAGCGTAGTGGATAGCAATGATACTGGTTTAGTTGCCTATTGGAAACTAAATGAAGGTTATGGCACAATCGCGTATGATTCTAGTACCAATAGTAATAATGGCACATTATCCACTGGTCATTCTGATGGTTCAACAAACTTACCTACCTGGGCGGAGCATGGCTTTGATCAGCATATTCACGCATTTGGTTTAGCATTGCGTGATACAGTTGCTGACTCACAATTTTATCATGGATCAGTGTTAAATAATAATATTTCTGTGCGCGAGAGTATTGATATTACCAATGGTACAAGTAGTAACTCCAATTTGACATTAACTACTGCTAATTTTGATTTTGAAGGTACTGAGTTTTATAAAACAATGTTTAATTATGCAGAACGTGATTATCATAATAAAGAAGTACGTGTATATAGTCAAGTGGCCAATGAAGATACATTAAGTAACTGTCAAAGAATTTTTACTGGTAGGTTAGTCGAAGTAAAACTTAATCAATATGGTAACGTCACAATACAAATTAATGCACATAGTCCTTGGGATGGCATTACGTTTCCGCAGACTAAACATGCCAAATATAATGTATATGAACCAGTAGTATATGGTGCATATACTTATTCTGATGCAAGTAGTGGTGCGACAAATGATGCTGCATATGGTGGTGTATTTCCAGTGCCAATATTGTACACTGATCGCAATATGATTACTACATTAATGCCAAAAATATATACAAGTAATTCACATTGTTACTTACATCATTATGTTGGTTTTGATCATTTTTGTTCAGTAAAAAATGAAGGCTCTGGTATAGTAGATACAACAAGCACACAAAATGGTATCAATATTTTGGAAACACCAATTACACATAGAGCCACTGGTTGGATTAGAACAAATCAATCATCTTTTAATCACGATGGATCAGTAACCTATTTGACAAATCCTCAAAATGCTACTGATTATAATTTAGAAACTGGTGCAGCAGACACTAATACATATGCCACTGCTGATATTAATGCTTTTGATGAAATAAGGTATTTAACTGTTCAAACACCAAATAAAATTTTTGCAGTTACTATTATTACTGGAGTAATAATAAAACATAGTATTTTGTGGGATGATGGTGCTGGAGATAATCAAGAGTATCAGATTGATTGTTTTGGTAATCA